GAAAAGTCCAGGAAGAAAAAATTAAATAAGGATAAATCCGGGAGAGGTGAGGACCTCTCCTTTTGTGATATAGAAAAATTGATGGCCCATGACTGCTACAGGAGAGTTAAGGGCGCTATTAGGAGGGTGAGATAGATTATAATGATGAAAAAGATACTAATGTTTTTATTTAATAAAAGTCAAAGCAGAATTGAGATGTGGTTGTTTATTGCTGTACTTATATTATTCATGAACGGTAGAATTGCACAAGGAATAATTGCGTTATTAGGTGGAAGTTTGATAATTGCTTTAACAGAGATATATTTGAAAATATAAATTGAGAAACGATTATTGAAGAATATTAGAGGATATTGGCTCTTTTTGTAGAAATATAAGGCAAGAGGTGGTAATATTGGACATTAAATGGATTTATAAATATTCTTTAAAAAGTACTAAGTTTAAGAATACAATAGATAGGATGGCAATAGAATATATAAAAATGGATGGTCAAAAAAGAGAAATTTTTAAAATGAGATTAAAAGATAGAGCAAATGACTTTGATAAATTAACATGGTTGTCTTTAATATTTATTACAGTACCTATAATTGTTAATGGAATAAGTAGTATGCTCATTAGAAAGTTGGGAAGACAATTTTTAACGGATAATTTCCCGATTATAATTGGAATGGGCTTATACGTTTTAATAGCGAGTTTTGTACTAAGATACATTAACCAATATAGAAAAACTAAATTATATTTGGAAGTTATTGAAGATATAAATAATGGGAAAATTATAGTTTGTAAAGATGGTAAGGAACTTAAATAATTGGATAAAATTTTACTCCCAAAACAAAACGAATAGGCAGGTGGTGACAGTGTAGACATGCCGAGACAGAGAAGTCCGAACCGGGACAAAGCATTTGAAATTTACAAAGAACACGGTGGAAATATTGATTTAGTAAAGATTGCAGAAATGTTGAATCTTTCACCTGGGACCATAAGGGGGTGGAAGAATAAAGATAAATGGGATGATAAATTGAATGGAACGCTCCAAAAGAATACGGAACGTTCCAAACGAAAAAAGGGTGCCCAGCCTAAGAATAAGAACTCAAAAGGTCATGTGAGCAGCGTACCGAAAGGTAACAAAAACGCTGAAACGCATGGCTTTTTTTCTAAAATTTTTCCGCCTGAAACAATAGATATAGTGGAGGATATTATGGTTAAAGATCCATTGGATATGTTGTGGGAAAATATAATAATTCAGTATACGGCCATAGCAAGGTCCCAGAGAATTATGGATGTGAAGAATAAGGAGGACTTAACTAAAGTGCTCAAGAGGCAAAAGGAGTCTTCTGGAGAAACTTCTGACAGCTTGGAGAAAGAATATGAGCTGCAGTTTGCCTGGGATAAGCAGGCTAATTTTCTTCAGGCACAAAGTAGGGCAATGAAAACTCTTGAGAGTATGATTAAGCAATATGACGAACTGCTGAAGAGTAATCTTGCTACTGAAGAGCAGAAACTTAGAATCCAAAAATTGAAAGTCGATATTAGCAATTCCAGTGGTACCAATGAGCACGATAAGGAAAATATCAAAGATTTTATTAAAGCTTCTACATTAGACGAAACTCAGATAAAACAATTATTCAAGGATGATGATGAAAATGGGGAAGAAAAGGAAGATTAAAGGGTTTAGATTTCAGCCTTTCTCATTAAAACAGAAAAAGTTGTTGTTTTTCTGGGAAAAAGGATCGCCATTACAGGATAAAGATATAGTAATAGCGGATGGGGCCATAAGATCAGGCAAGACTATTGCCATGATATGCAGCTTTTTAAGGTGGTCCCTGAAAAACTTCAATGGTGAAAACTTTATATTGGCAGGTAAGACTATAGGGGCACTAAAGAAGAATGTCATAGGACCTATGCAGCAGATACTTACTTCTTGGGGGCTAAGATATACTTACAACAGGTCAGAGAATTACATTGTTATTGGTGACAATACTTATTATATGTATGATGCTAATAATGAAAAATCCCAGGACAGACTTCAAGGTTTGACAGCTGCAGGCGCTTTTGCTGATGAAGTAGCTTTATTTCCTCAAAACTTTGTTGACCAGATGATTGGAAGATGTTCAGTTGATGGTGCAAAAATATTTATGAACTGCAACCCTGGATCTCCTTATCATTTTGCTAAGACTGAATTCATAGATAAAGCTAAAGAAAAGAATATATTCTATATGCATTTTACCATGGACGATAACTTGAGCCTTTCAGAGAAGGTCAAAGAGAGATTCAGGAGAATGTTCACCGGAGTATTCTTTAAGCGTTATATATTAGGCTTATGGGTGCAGGCAGAGGGATTAATCTATGATATGTTTGACGAGGTTAAGCATAAAGTACAAACAATAGTTAGAGATTACAAGGAATACTATATCAGCTGTGACTATGGTACCCAAAATGCTACAGTATTTCTACTGTGGGGTAAGTATTTGGATAAATGGTATCTTGTGAAAGAATACTACTATTCAGGAAGAGACAATGGGAAACAAAAGGCAGATGATGAGTATTATGATGATCTTGTTGAATTTGCAGGAGACAGAAAGATAAAAGCTGTAATAATAGATCCTAGTGCTGCAAGCTTCATAGCCTTTATTAGAAAAAAAGGTAAGTTTACAGTAAGAAAAGCGAAGAATGATGTACTGGAAGGAATAAGAAATGTATCAAGTGCATTGAATGAAGGTGTGATTCTATTTAATGATTGCTGTATAAATACTTTCAAGGAGTTTTTCTCTTATATTTGGGATGAAAAGGCAATTGAAAGAGGAGAGGACAAACCACTGAAAGTGATGGATCATTCTATGGATGCAGTTAGATATTTTGTAAATACAATATTATATAAAAGTGTTGATGGTAAATATGCAGATAGTGTTTATGAAAAAGGCAGGGGACTTAAAAGCAATATTTATCATAGAAGGAAGGGAGGTGCCGTATTTTGATGAATACTAAACAACAATTATTAGGATTAACATCCATTCAACTAAAGGAAAGAAAACAGTGTAAGAATGATTATTTCTATTACAAGGGTAAATGTCAGGATGAACAACTTGCAATAAGTAATCCGGATATTATTGGACAGTCCTGGACAGTAAATGATAATTTGGATTATGTTCCTGCTCAGGACATAAGAAATAAGGTAGGGCCATTGCTTCGGAAACAGGCAAGATTTATGTTCAGTGTGCCTCCGGACATTTTATTCAAGCCTTATGATACAAAGGACAAAGATAAATGTGAGGAATTAAGACAGTTTATAGATAAAATTTTGGCAGATAATAGCTTTTGGAGTGATACTCTAAAGGCTTTTTTAGACTGCACTGTCAGAAGAAGAGTGCTTCTAAGGATTGAAGCCAATCCAGAGCAGCCGATAAATATTTTTTACAACTGTATTAATGATTTTACCTATAGAACTACCTCAAGCAATTATAAAAAGCTTCAGGAGATTATTCTTGTAGTTAAAGAGCCTGATACAGCAGATTTAGAGCAGAATAAACAAGTGTGGTACAGACATACTTATACTCTGAATGTAGGCAATTGCATTCATAAAATAGAGACATTTATAAATGGGAACTTTGATATTCCTATATCTGTAGAAACAGTGGATACAAAGCTGGATAAGCTTCCGGCATGGGTAATACTCAATGATGCCATGCTTGGAGATATACATGGGCAAAGTGATGTAACAGGTCTTAGAGATGCGCAGAACAGTTATAACAGAAAAGTTTCAGATTATGCTGATGCATTGAGGTTCAATATGTTCGGAGAGCGTGTAATCATAGATGCTGATGAAAGCAGTGTGAACAACTGCAAGATTGCACCGGGTGCAATAATACCATTGAAAAGTATAGATGATCATACAGCAGATGCCAAAAGGCTTGAAAGTTCATTTACCTCGGCAGAACCTGCAGAAAAGTTTCTTGATAGGGCTGAAAAAGATATGTATGAGATGCTGGATATGCCAAGGCAGGAAGAACTGAAAAATGTTCCATCAGCCAAAGCTTTGAAGTACTTGTATAATGACTTGATAGCCAGGTGCAATGAAAAATGGAATACATGGGAGCCAATTATAAAAGATTTGATAAGGCTTATTATTGAGTGCTGTAGTAAGTTTAATTGTTATAAGGACTGGAACCATGAATGGGATGACTTGGAATTTAACATTGTATTCAATCATAATTTCCCTATACCTGAAGATATAGACGATAAAAAGACATTGGCCATGCAAGAAGTTCAGAGTAATGTAAGGAGTCACAAGTCCTATATCAAAGATTTCTCTAATACAGAGGATGTTGATGGGGAGATGGATGAAA